ACAAAACCTAAATCTAATCTGTGAAGCAAAATTATCACTAGGAAAAATGGCAGATGAAGGTGAAAACCCATCTGGGATTATTGAAGCCAAAGTGACTACATTTGGACCTAGAGAGGGAGCAGATGGTAGAAAGTTCTTTTATAAACCTGAAGGCTTTGCACAATGGGCAGATGAGTTTGCTAGTGCAGGTAAGCCATTACCAATGTTTTTAAACCATAACGATATGGGTATGCCAGTAGGACAATGGGATGAATTTATTATGGAAGATGATGGTATGTCTGCCAAAGGTAAAATCTACATGAATACTGTTGGCGGTTCTGATTTGTATTCTGTATTAAAAGAAGCACCTAATATGTTTGGTGGAGTATCTGTAGGAGCATATGCTGATGAAGCCAGAATGGTGGATGAGCAAGGCAATCCAATAGGAGATGATGAAGATGAAGGCTATTTCCAGATTACTAAAGGTGGTCTTAGAGAAGTTTCAGTTGTTATGTACCCGAATAACCCAAGTGCTGAAATCCAAAGACTAGAATATTTTGATAAGGATGGCAATGCCAATCCTAGACTGATTGAGAAAACTTTGCGTGATGCAGGGCTTTCCAAAAAAGATGCAACTACGGCATCTTCTATTCTTAAAAAAGTTTTAGAGATGCGTGATGTATCTACAGAATTGATTAAGAAAAAAACGGAGCATTGTGATAATGATGCCGTAGAACCTGAAGCCAATAATATTTTAAAAGCCCTAGAGGAAAGAGAATTATTAAAGGCATTATCTAATCGCATCAATAAATAGGAGTTCAAGATGAAAGAAGTTATCGAAAAACTAGATACAATCGAAGCCCAACAAGTTGCTAAGATTGAAGAAATTAAAGCAGAAATTAACACAAAGTTAGAAGTATTAACTGAAATGTCTGAGAAGTTTGAAGCCTTAGAAGCCAAAGTTGCTTCTGTTCAAGCACCTGCACAAATCAAAACTTACAAGAGTTTAACTGAAGAAGTTAATCGTTCTGTTAAAGAGCAAGTGCGTGATTTTTATAAATCAAACAATCGTGCAGAAAAAGAAATCAAGATGTTTGAATCTGTAGACCAGTATGATGCATTTATGCAAGAATCATCTTTGCTAGGTAATCCAGCAGGTTATGGTTCTGGTTACAATGTGGGTGGTCGTACAGGCTATGACCCTGTGTTTGTTGCTTTGCGTCAAACTAACCCTTTGCGTGGTGTAAGTCGTTCAGTATCTACTGATGGTTCTGCCTACCAACTGCGACAAAAGGTAGGTAATGCAGGTGCCGCTTGGGGATATGCAATTCAAAACAATGGCGGTGCAACAACTCAAGACACTTTGATTTGGCAGTTAATCCTAAAAGATTTGAACTGTGCTTTCCCTGTTCGTACTGCAACTCTTGATGATATTGATGGTTTAGAGTCAAACATTGTTTCTGATATGTTGGCTGAGTTTAGTCAATCAGAAGGTCGTTCAATGATTCAGAACAATGACCAAACTGATTCTGCTCCATATGATGCAACAGGTGGAACAAATGGTTTGCGTGGTTTAAATCAGTATGGTTATGCAGGTGGGTTTGCAGGTGGAACAGTTCATCCAGTAGTTTATGGTTCAACTGGTGTAGCCACATCAAATGGTTTATCTCAGATTGCTACATATGACCAATTAACTACTAATGGTACATCTACTTCTGCAAATAACATTACTTATGCTGATGTAATCAACCTTATTTATAGTTTGCCTACTCAATACTGGACACCAAGCACATCATGGTTAATTAACCCAATCCAACTACAAGCAATTCGTGGTTTGGTTGATGATAATGGCAGACCAATTTATGTTGATGGTTTGGCTAGACCAGATGGTATTGTTGGACAATTACTAGGATTTGATGTAACAGTTAATCAGTTCTGTGATACTCCAAACTATGCAGGTGTAAATAAAGCAGATTTGTTCCCAATGTTCTTTGGTGATTTCAATCGTGGTCATGTAATCATTGACAGATTGAATATGATTCTAAGAAGGTACGAACAGACTCAAGTTGGTTTTATAACCTTCTATGGCGAGAAGCGTGTTGCATCTAGTATTCATGATGCTAATGCTATTGTTGCTTATCGTTCTACTGCAACTGCAAACGACTAAAGAGGTGGGGGAGAAATCTCCCCTTCTTTTCTTAACTTATTTGGAATACATATATGGCAAATCTAATTCTTGAAGCAATACAGTCAGCCATTAAAAATGGTGAATCAACAATTAATTTAAAAGAGGCTTCAGCCTTAACAGGCTCTGGTTCAGGGATTGGTGGTCGTATATTTTATGATGATGCTTTTGCTTCATTGCGAATGGGTAATCCTATTCGTAGATATGCAAGACAATTTACAACTGCTGATTCAGATGTGCAGTTTGTAGCCAAAACAGGAAATATTACAAACATACAAAATGGTGCTGTAGTAACTGCATCAATAACTGCATCAGTAATGACAGTAACAGCAGTAGCAAGTGGAGTGCTTAGAGTTGGTCAAATCTTATCAGGTTCAGGAATTAATGCAGGTACTTATATATCTGCTCTTGGAACTGGCACAGGTGGAGCAGGAACATATACAGTAGTTGGTGATACTACGGCAACATCAACAACAGTAACTGCTTTAGGAAATCCTTGGGGATACTATCCTATAAACAACAATAATGCAGTCACAGGTTTAAATACTGCTATTTGGCAATTACCTATGAGAGCAATTCAGGCAAGTGTGCCAATTCGTACTGCATTTATGGATGATGTTAATGCTATTGAACAAGCGATTGTAGAAGACATTGCAAAAGAATTTGCACAACAAGAAGCCTTATCTATGATGCTTAATAATGACCAGTCAGGTTCTTTAACTGGTTACTATGGTGGCACATTGGGATTAAGAGGAATTAATAGTTATACTAAAAGTGCAAGTGCCGCTAGTTTTGGTAGTAGTGGCATAGCAATAAGTAATGGAATACATACTGTTTTAAAAGTAGATAGTGGTAGTCCTAGTGCAATTACTTATAATAATTTAGTAGCCTTGGCATCAGCCTTACCTGCTCAATATTGGAATTATGATACAACTTGTTGGATGATGCATCCTACAACAATTAAAGCAGTTCGTGAACTTACTTCTCAAAATGGTATGCCAGTATTTGTGGAAGTTGGTAGTTCAGAAGGTAGTGCTGTGGGTAATATGTTTGGACATGAAGTTATTGCTAATCCATATATGCCTGAAATCGGAGCATCTACAACACCTATTTATTTAGCAGATTGGGAAAGATTTATTTCTATTGCTGATAATGAGGTAATGAAATTACAGATGTTTGAACAAACAAGCGTAGGCTTTGTAACCCTGTTTGCTGAGAAAAGAGTATGCTCTACAATTCGTGATGTATTTGCAGGAGTTTGTTTAACAATGGCGGCTAGTTAATGCCTTCAAATTTAACAACAACTAATACTTTAGGTTCTCCACAGAACCCTTGGAGTTACCAGAAGGTCGAGCAGATAGATAGAGATATTTATACTGCTTGGCTTACTTTGGATGAAATAACTCAACAGTTAAATTTAATTGAAGATGAATCACAAGATACTTATTTAAAAAGCCTTGAATTAGCCACTAGGATGGCTATAGAAGATTACCTTGGTATGTCGATATTACCTGTGCAATATAAAGCGTACTATCAGGCTACAAACAATTCTATGGGGATGCAAACATCCTTGGATTTGCCTGAAGTATCTCAGGATACAAATAATTCAACTGGAGTAACCATTGATTATGTAAAGTATTACAACATGGATACTCCACCAGTCTTAAATACTATTGCAGATACAGAATATTTTTATGACCCAACAGGTAATAAAGTAATTATTAATACTTTGCCAAATGATATTAATGCCTTTATGACTAACCCTGTCATAGTTATTTATTCATTAAATTCTAATCCTATAGGAACTTATCCTGTGATTAAACAGGCAGGATTATTATTATTAACTCATTTATATAAAAATCGAAGCGATACTTTAGATGGAAGATTAACTAATATTCCTTTTGGAGTATCACAATTATTAAGACCATACAAACCTTTGGTGATGTAAATGTCAATTACCAGATATGAAAATATTGACATTAACAATGTAACTAATAGTAAGAACTCTGTTGGTGAGCAAACCACAACTAGCACTAAGTGGTTTACTACTAGAGCATTAGTAAGAACTCCTAGAAATAGCCTTACTATTACAGGCACAACTAGGATTTATTCAGATGTATTAGAGTTGGTTTTAAACTACACAGGCAATACAAAGCAGATATTTGAAAATCAGAACTTATATTCAGTCACTTATAAAGGCTTTAACTGG